AATGAAACATCGTTGGAAAACGCTGTGATTCAGATCGCTGCTTGGACTGATGAGCGCGGCCTCTTGATCGCTGCTAAGCCTCGTAAACTGGTGATCCCACCCGCTTTGCAGTTCGTTGCTACTCGTTTGTTGGAAACTAACCTCCGTGTTGGCACCAATGACAACGACATCAACGCTCTGAAAAACAACGGTTCTATCCCAGAAGGTTACGCAATTAACCACTTCTTGACCGATAACAACGCTTGGTTCCTTTGCACCGACGTTCCTAACGGCTTGAAGCATTTTGAGCGTATGGCTTTGGCTAACTCTATGGACGGGGATTTCGATACTGGCAACGTGCGTTACAAGTCACGTGAGCGTTACAGCTTCGGATGGTCTGACCCATTGGGTATGTGGGGCTCCGCAGGCGCTTAATTGCATCTGCAAAAACAAAAGGGGGCTTCGGCCCCCTTTTTTATGGGTGTTCCGCACCCTTTTTACGTTTCTTCTTAATTTTCTTGGCCGCCTTGTTTTCTTCGTAGTGATGTATACGGTGGCAGCTTGCGCATAGAACTATGCATTTGGCAGCTTCTAGAAAAGCTCTTTTGTAGCGGCGGCGTTGTATGAAGTAGAAAACGGAATTTTCTTTCGTGCCCGGAGGATGGTGAAAGTCAAGCGCAGCGGGATGGTTCTGCCCGCATTTTGTGCAGGAAAGCGTGGCTTTGTAAGCATCCCACTCAGCCCGTGCTCGTTTGTTTACTTCTTTTGTGGCGGCTTTTACAGTTACCTTGTTGCCCTCATAGTATTTTTTGGCATACTCCCTCTGCTTTTCTTTACGCAACTCCGGGTCTTTGTAGGGCATGTTTTATCCTATATCTCCAGTAAAGTGTGCCTTTAGCCCCCCAAGGAACGGTGGGGTCAAACATTTTGAAGCCGCATGAAATGAGGCTGTTAGAAGATGCTGGGTTTTTGTAAGTGTCGGTAATCAACCATTCCCACCCATTAGCTTTCGCTTGACGTATTCGCGCACGGATAAGCTTTTTTTGTAAACCATTTCCGCGATGATCCGGCAGCACACCGGCACGACAAAGATAACCACACTCAGTCCAGCGAGTAGAAGGAGCAAGACCGGAAAAAGCAACAGGTTTCTTATCTTCTGCAAAAGCAACATGCCAATAGCCAACAGTGTGATCATAAGGTGTGTCCCCCGGCAGGCAGTCAAGCTGGAGTGCGGCAATTATAGAGTGCCACTGGGGGTCTCTCGTATCAACAAGTCGGATAGAGTAGCGCATGGGGCAAATTGTCCTTTAGATTTATGACAAATTTTGTAGTTGACACGATTTTAAATTAGTGTATATTGAGCACATCCCGGGGTTCCCGGCGTATCAAACTGACCCGGCAGACGACATACCGATTGATACGCTGATCTTGTATGTAAGGAAAATTTAATGGCACTCTCAACCACCCAATCAATCTGGCGTTCTGGTGGCGGCGATCAAACACGCACTGCTTATTGCGGTTCTGGCGTTATGGCTGCTCAGTTTTACTTTGACCCCACCTTAGTGAACACCACACGGATTCAAGTTTCTTCAACTGACACATCCCCCGTGATTTTGCCTGCTGGCGCAATCATTACGGCTATTCAAGTTAACGCTACCGGTACAGGCGGCACCACTCCTACTATGGATATGGGCTTCACTTTGTATAGCACTGGCACAGCCAGCCCAACTGCTTTGGTTGACAACTACGCTGCCGATGCTGGCAAAAAGCAAATTGTTTGGGGCGATAGCGGCACTGGCGCTTCTTTGGGCGCTGTTATGTCTTCTACCGAATTGGTGTACATCACCGGCGGTGCAAACACTGGCGACGCTCCCACTGGCGGTACTGTGGTCGGCACTATCATTTACTTCGTAGCCGATCCTTTGTTGGGTCAGCAGAACGTCTAATAGGGTATCAACATGTCCATGCAAACAGACATCTTATGCGGTCACTTGCACCAGAGCGGGTTCATTGTTCTGCAACCCCGTTCGCGTGTTAAAGCCGTATCTATTAAAGGGTCTGCGGCTGCTGGACAGTTTGATCTCTTCAGCACCACAGCCGCCCCCGTAGCCGCCACGTACGGACAAGCGGGCACAACAGTAACCATCACTAAAGTAGCGCATGGTTTGAATACTGGGGCAGTTGTGGGTGTTGCGTTTAAGCTTGGTACAGGCGGGGCTGCTTTTTCTGGCAACTACCCGATTACAAAGCTGACCGACAATACGTTTTCTATTACAAGCCCCAACACCGCGACCATTACTGCGGGAGCCTCTTGTACATACGTGTCTACTGGAACGTGGTTGTTGACATTTGAGTTGAACGCGGATGACACGTACCAGAACTACTTTTTGTTACCCGGCGAAGGTATTTTGAGCTACCACACCGTGTACGCTTACATGGACAACATCTCTGTATCAACGGTATTTTATGGCTAAGACTCCAGCATGGACAAGGAAAGAGGGAAAATCGGAGAAGGGCGGCTTGAACGCCAAGGGCCGGGCTTCCTACAACGCCGCGAATCCGGGGAAACCCGGGTTAAAAGCCCCGCAACCCGAGGGAGGCAAAAGGCGCGACTCTTTCTGCGCGAGGATGACTGGCATGAAGAAAAAGTTGACCAGCGAGAAGACCGCGAAAGACCCAAACTCCCGGATTAACAAATCTTTAAGAGCTTGGAAATGTTGAGGTAAGTATGCCGTCAAAGACTGCAAAACAGCACAGGTTTATGGAGGCAGTAGCGCACTCCCCCGAGTTCGCTAAGAAAGCAGGGGTCCCACAATCCGTGGGGCGTGAGTTTAGTAAGGCCGATAAGGGCAAAACTTTTTCTAAAGGTGGTGATATGAAAGAATCCAAGGCGATGGTAAAGAAGGAAGTCAGCTTCATGAAGAAGAAGGGCGCTCCTAAAGCCATGATGAAACATGAAATGGCTGAAGCCAAAGGCATGAAAAAAGGCGGCTCAGCTTCAGCACGCGCTGACGGTATTGCCTCTAAAGGTAAAACAAAGGGCAGGTTTGTATGATGCCAAGTCGCGGTATGGGGGACATCAACCCCAAAAAGATGCCGAAAGGTGTTAAGAAAGAACGCCGCGACGATACCGATTTCACCAAGTACAAAGAGGGTGGAAAAGTAAATGCTGCCGGTAACTACACAAAACCGAGCCTTCGTAAGAAGATCGTGTCGCAAGTAAAAGCCGCAGCTACGCAGGGGACGGGGGCGGGTCAATGGTCTGCCAGAAAAGCGCAGCTTGTAGCAAAGAAATACAAAGCTGCTGGCGGCGGGTATAGGGACTAACGTGAAAGCACCTCAAAAATCCCTTAAGGATTGGGGTGAGCAGAAGTGGCGCACTAAATCCGGTAAACCGTCTAGTAAGACCGGGGAGCGTTATTTGCCTGAAGCGGCAATTAAAGCTTTGACCCCCGCTGAGTACGCTGCAACAACACGTGCAAAGAGAGCTGGTAAAAAAGAAGGTAAACAGTTTGTATCGCAACCAAAAACGATTGCAAAGAAAACCGCAGGATTTAGAAAATGATTAATTTTATTCAAAAGCAGCTTGAAGCTAGCGAAAAACTTTTTGAGATGATGCGCCAAGACCATAAAGAGCGAGTGCAGCAAGCATTTGTTTGGGCGGATATGAGTGACAGCCTGACTAAAAAACTTGCTGAGCGCGATGCTGAGATTGAACGCTTACGCGCCAAAATCCAAGCGTATGAACTTATAGAAAAACTGTAATGGCAAACACATCAGGCACCTCCGGTTTTAACCTAGACCTTACCGAGTTGGTTGAGGAGGCGTTTGAACGCGCGGGTTCTGAGTTACGTACTGGATACGACTTGAAGACTGCTAGGCGGTCTTTAAATCTGCTTTTTGCAGATTGGGCCAATCGCGGCGTCAACATGTGGACGTTTGAGCAAGGCACCATAACACTTGAAGCAGGGCTCAACACATACCCTGTGCCCACAGATACGGTGGATTTGCTGGATCACGTCATCCGCACTCAGGCTAACAACAGCGCTACACAGTCGGACTTGACCATCACACGTATCAGTGTTTCTACGTACGCCACTATCCCTAACAAACTAACCCAAGCCCGTCCCATTCAAGTTTGGTATCAAAGGCTGGACGGCCAGACATCTCCAACAGGGGTAACGCTGAGTGGGGCATTGAGCGCGTCAGCTACTACTATCACGCTGTCTTCTACAGCAGGGCTGGCTACCACAGGATACATAAAAGTAGACTCCGAAACCATCTACTACGAGTACATAAGCGGTAACGATTTAGGGGGTTGCTTCCGTGGGCAGAACGGAACTACCGCCGCATCCCACACGACTGGTACAGCCGTGTATGTACAGAATTTACCTAGGGTCACGGTGTGGCCGACGCCTGATAACTCGCAGACCTATCAATTTGTGTACTGGCGCATGCGCAGAGTACAGGATGCCGGTAATGGTGTGAACGTCATGGATGTTCCGTTCCGGTTTGTGCCCTGCATGGTTGCGGGGCTCTCCTACTATATTGCACTCAAAGTGCCCGGCGGCATGGAGCGTTTACCTATCCTAAAAGCGCAGTATGACGAAGCATGGATGACAGCAGCAGATGAAGATCAAGAAAGGGCAGCACTCAGGCTAGTACCACGCCAGATGTTCATTGGGAGCAGTACCTAATGGGTAACAGGTTTTCTTCTGGCAAAAACTCGATTGCGGAGTGTGATCGATGTGGGTTTAGGTTTAAACTGACAGCTTTAAAAAATGAGGTTGTAAAGACTAAACCGTACCAAATCAAAGTCTGCCCGCAGTGCTGGGACCCCGACCACCCTCAACTACAATTGGGCATGTACCCAGTAGATGATCCGCAAGGGGTACGTGAGCCGCGTCCTGACCTGAGTTATAAGTTGTCTGGGCGTACAGGGCTTCAGATTGTTTTGACCAACAGCCCGGCTCAAGATGCGCAGGGTGTGTTGAGCGGGGGTAGCAGGATATTTCAGAGGGGGTGGAATCCCGTTGGGGGCGCTGCATTTTTTGACGCAGCATTAACGCCAAATAATTTGGTGTTAAACATAGAAATTGGTACAGTTACAGTTGCAACTACGTAGGAGCTAATCATGGATAAGCAGCAAGTAAAGAAAATTGCGGACACCGAAGCCAAGAAAATGGTCAAGGGTCACGAGTCACGCATGCATCCCGGCGCTAAGAAAATGGCTAAAGGCGGCATCACCAACGAAATGATGAAGAGCTATGGACGCAACATGGCGAAAGTCGTGAATCAGCGCGGTTCAGGCAGGGGTGGTTAAAATGGCTAAAGTAAACAACCTACCGGCTTCGGCATACGCCAAGCCCCACACTATGAGCGGCGGGCCTGTTACAGAAACACGTGTCAATCGCAGCAACAGCAACACCGTTAATATGTCCGTTGGTTACGTAAAGAAAGACCCAGAAGGTCCTACTACTAAAACCTCCGGCACCGTGACTCGCGGCAACGGCGCAGCCACTAAGGGCATCACAGCTCGGGGGCCGATGGCGTGAACTACACGGAGCTTGTAACTGCCGTCTCTGATTACACAGAGAACACGTTCCCCACTGCTGATATGAATACGTTCATTCGGCAGGCGGAGCAGCGCATCTACAACTCCGTTCAGTTCCCATCCATACGTAAAAACGTAGTGGGCGTTACATCTACAAGCAACAAATATCTAGCCTGCCCAAGTGATTTCTTAGCGGTCTACTCGATGGCTGTGAT